AATACCTGCAGAAAGTTTAACAACCCACGCATTCTCAAGATTACTTCCTGATACTGTTCCACCTTCGTTACACATAAGCTGTATCTCTACAGCCTGATCCGACTCTATCCAAAGAAAGTCAAAGTCTGCCAACAAAGTATCATTCCATACTTCAGTAAGTGTAGTATCAGTTATACTGTAGCGCCTATCAAAGTAGTGCGTTACAGTTATTGAATCAGTAGCCGTAGTACTTCCTCCAGAGATGGTGTGTGTGTCATCATCTGGAATGTCTACAGTGAAGTGAGTTGTATAACTCAGAGTTGCCATGTTATTATCTCCATAAGGCTATTTACCCCATTCTTTCTTTAGGTAGTTCTGTACAAGAACGGACTTTACAAATATATCGTTATCGTCTTTTGCTAGGTGTTGGTTTACTTCGTACATGTTCTTTAACATAAAAGATTGTTCGTATGACAGGTTGGAAGAGAACCATCCTAGAACGTTTGTTCTTATTCCTTTTGTTACTTCTTTTACACCGTGCGTGTAGATGATTGGGAAGATAGCAGCTTCACCTGCTTTTAACTTTCGTCCTACGGTTCCAATTTCTGTGTTGAAGTATATTTCTCCACCTTCGTAATCATCAGTTAGGTTTATTGAGAAGCCGTAATCAAAGTGTACGTTGTTTGATTTCGGGTGAGCTTTAAAGTTATCTACATGAAGATTATAGTAGTCATCTTTTTTGTATTGGTTATAATAATTAACTGAAACTCTAGTTGGGCAGTAGACACAATCTACATAGTGTGCATCGTATATCTTGTTGATTATTAGTTTACGAATGTTTTCTGATACACTTAATGATTCTTTATTTTGTTTTACTTCTTTTAATGGCTGTGACTTGTTGCCATCTTCAAAGGTATTCTTTGTAATTGCATTTAAGCAAGTCTGTATTTCATCGTCAGTAAGCAGCTTAATAAACATATTAATTCTTTCACATATAAGTTGAACAAAGCAAGAAAGTGTAGGGTTTTTAAACAGAACCCTACAAAACTGTTTAGTAAGTGATTAAGTACCCGTAGATACTGTAGCAGTTTCAGTTGGGTTTTTGGAAACATCCGCCAACACAACGTGAATGCGAAATCGCAATGCTGTTTCACCAGTTGATCCACCGTCTAAAACAAGAGCATCAATAGTATCAGCACCTGTTAGAATACGACAGTTAGAACCAGAAGCTCCAATAGCAGCTTCTAGAAATGGGCTAAAACCAGCAGCAAGAGGAGATCCGTCAAGAAGACAATCTACATCTCCGCCAGTAAAACCAATATCCATAGTGACCTGACCGTTGCCCCGTACTTCAAGTACTTCTAAGCAACCTGAAACAATCATAGTATCTGCAGGGATGTCAAGTAATTGAATAACATCTCCACCAACACCACCACCATCAACAGTGTCCACAACAAGGGAAGTCATCACGTAGGGTACTGCAGCGTTAGATGGATGTCCAACCGTACCGCCTCCAGCAACCGTTCTATTATAAGTAGTCATGATTTATATCCTTTCCTATGAACCAAGATCAGCAACGCCAGAGAACACAGCCTTATAGCCAGTGCCACTGCCACGAAGTACTTTACGTCCGAAAACGTGAAGACCACGAACAATGTCAGAGAAACTATCAGGGTCACGAATGACTTCCGTTTTAGCGATATGGGAAGCTGTAGCAACTCCGCTCATATGACCATAAAGGAAAATATGTTCACCACCATTTGTTGATGCGAATGTATGGTTTGCAGCAACAGCAGCGCCACCGTTAACGATAGCGTTAGTCTGGTACATTTTAAAACCATGTATGATACGGTCCGTTACCATTCCGTTGAGTAAGGCAGAACCTGATTCTCCAGTAACACTAGCGTCCATAATCTTTGCAGATGCAGAACGTAGTACGTTAAAGAACTCAGGGTCGGCTACTAACCAACGATTTTCGTAAGGGACATCATTCTCGTCTAGAACTTTTGCAGCACTACTGATTACGTCAGCGAGTTCGTCGCCTGTAAGAGTAGTAGAAGCTCCAGTTAAAGGAGATCCATCTGTACCAGTATCAGCAGCACTTGTTGAAGCACTGGAATAGATTTCACTAAGAATGTTAAAGTCGTATGCTTTCTTCAAAGTATAAGCACCAGAAGAAGTTGCAAGAGACTCAAAGTTAAGGTGTGAATGACGCTCTTCGATGTCATCAACCTTAAAGGCAAAGTAGTTGCCTTGGTCTACAATGAGTTGGATCTGGTCATCTGCCAAATCTTGAGTGTTCACTGTAGAACCGCGAGTATAAGAAGCAACCGTTATCGTTGGTTCCTTGATTATGTTCACGGTGTCGCCAAAGTTCTCGATTTCTCCAGAATAGTCGGTGTTGGTAATTGCTTCCGCTACCGATGATCTTCGAAAGAACTTGAGAACCTTTTGGCTGTAGATAGCAGGTACGAAATTACCACTTGGTAGGTTTTCGTAACCTGCAGCAGTTGAATAAGCCATAAGCTATATCCTTTTCCACAAGAAGGTTTAGTTATTATCTTTACAGAGAGTTCACAACTCTTCCCTCTTTTGCTGCTTTGTCGATAGACTTCTCGACTAAAGCGAACTCTTGAGGTTTAAGTTTAGAAATCTCAGAAACAGTCCAGACTTTTGTATCATCTTGAAGGTCTTCAATGTAACGCCGTTGTTTAGTCTTTGTTACAGCTTCAGCAGCCTTCTTTGGTGATTGTCTATTCTGTTTGGGTGACTTCGTTTGAGAAACTTGTCCATTATCAGCTTTGTATAAGTCAATAACTCTAGCGGCCCATTTAGTATCAGTATTGTTTTTATATATCCCGTCAGATATATTCTGAGGTTGTTCATCAAGCCAGTTTAGAAATCCTTGGCTTTCTTTTAGAGCTTCAAAGTCAGGGTGCAAGGTTAATAGTTCTTGTTCAGCAGTTTGAACAATTGCTTCTTGCTCTTTAACTTTTAGATCTTCAAGTCTTCCTTCGATCTCTTTGACTTTATCACTTGCTTTTAACGAGGAGATAGTTTCTACTACATCATAAACATCAGGATACTTAGTTCGAAACTCTTCAAGTTCTTCTTCACTCTTAGGTAGCTCTGGCAAGCCTTTAGACTTTTCTGCCATTGATAACTCAGCATGGAGTAGTTCTTGTTCTTGTTTCCATTCGTTAAGTTTAGTATCGTAATGTTTCTTTAAATCTGAATAACGCTTCTTATAGTCGTGTGCATCAGATTCGTTAGTAGCATTCTTTTCAACCAGACCTTGTTTCTTACGTTGAGGAGTAGCCATATCTATGGGGTCTTCAATGTTGTCTTCTTCGTCTGGGTCGCTTAAAGCACCTCTATACTCATTTTCGTATGGGGTAGGCTCTAGATTAACGTTATAGTCCTCTTCTAAAGTATCAGTTTCAGTACGGGCAGTCATTTTACCTCTCTTTCGTGGGGCCATGTAACAACATGGGTAGCCAACGGTAGGTTAGCAATGGGGCCAATAACGACATGTTATATGGGTAGCCATTGACTAGAAGAACATCCTTGCAAACTCTGCATTACGATGTTCTAATTCTTTTGCTTCACCGTATCCGTTACGGTAATAGCGTTTATATTCTTGTTGCATTACTTCAGCGTTGTGATCTAGTGTTGCAGCTACAAACTTAGGAAACTTGCGTAAGCCGCCTTGTCCTAGATTGAACACATAGTCTGTGAATATCTCTTGGCAGTTTTGGCACAGTGCATCAAAGTCATCGCTTCCAAACTCTGATATAACGTTGTTTGCACCTTCGGCTGCGATTTGTAAGTCGCTTATAAGTAGGTTCTCAGCATCACTGTCTGATACACCCTCTTTCATCCAAGCTTCGTCATTCTTTAACTTGTGACCGTAAGCTATTGTGTCATTACCACCTTCAGGCGAAGGATGTGGAAACCACGTTTCACCGTCAAAGCCAGCTTTACCACCATTCTCTACAAGCTTGATGTACTCTATAAATTCTCCACGCATTAACATTATGGTACAGTATCTCCTACTCGCTCAACAAAACCACCACGACTGTAGAAATGATGTCTTCCTATTACTGTTTTTCTATCCATTCCTTTAAGATGTCTTGGAAGCTCTACAGTATCTGGATTAAAATAGAATTTAGAATTATTTGTAATATCTTCCAGCTCTCCATTCATGATAAGTCTAGCATCTTCTACTGCGTCTTTATAAGATTTGTCTTTTAAGCCTACGTCCATAAACTTAGAAAAGTTCTTTCGGTATTTTTCATCTTTTGTGTTACCCATTTCAAAACCTCTTAAAGCAGTAAACGCTCCAGGATGTAATATTACGCTTCTAAAAGGATCATCATAGCCACTGCCAAATTCTCCAGGATTTTTTGCGTTGACCCTGTTATTTATAACGTGCATAACAGCTTGCATACCTGCTCTACCCTCGCTACGGGCTTCTCCTAAAGCTGTCAAAGCCATAAGCTTTTCTATTTCGATTGTTTTTAGTTTGTTAAAATTGTTTTTATCTTCTAGTTTAACAGTACTGTATTGTTTTCCGTCAAACTCAAAGTTACGTACACCTTGTTCTGTAGCTTGTTTGAATGCCCTATCGAATGCTTGAAAGTCTTGTGCAACTTGAACTTCGTCAGCAGGTGCTGCAGATGTTTCCATTTGAGTAGAAGGAGGTTGTTCAGGAAGAGGATCAGGAG